GCGGGGCTCCACAACGCAGTGCAGCGACCACCCATGTTCGTAAGAACATGAATGTATCCAAAGGAGCACTCTAATCCCATGGAATCGTCTATCACGAAGAGAAGACGCGCCTACCGCCCGCAATCTGCGGGAGGTCAGGTGTTCATTGTCAATGACCCTGAACACCCTCAAGGCGTATCCAATCCCGGTGTTTTCGATTTCACGGGGACTCAGTATACTGAGTCGGAAGGACACCGTTGGCCTCCGTCAAATGATGGAGAACTCAGCGATGTTGGTGGTCGTTTTTACACGACCAAATCGTACGCAAAAGGGAGAGTATCCCGTAATGCTACGGTTTTACGCACTCGAAAAGGTAACCAGTTTAAGTATACTGGTCCTTTCGTTACTGCGTATCCACTCGCTTCTGGTAAACTGGCGTTCCCGCCTAGCCCGGAGTCTTCGGACGCCGAGCTAGAACAGTTGGGAACGACAGCAATTGCTAGATGCGAGCCTACTAATTCAGTTGCAGACGCTGCAACGTTTCTAGGTGAGTTGATGAAGGATGGAATGCCTTCTACACCTCTCCTACATTCGATGCAAACCCGAGCCGACGCCGCATTAAAAGCGGGAGGTGAATACCTCAACGTCGTCTTCGGTTGGCTGCCACTTGTCAGCGACATCACGAAATCTCGTGATGCCGTAGTCCATGCTGATGCTGTGTTAACACAGTATGAGCGGGACAATGGCAAAGTGGTTCGCCGGCGCTACAACTACCCATTAGAGAAAACCGAGGAAGAAGAGATCCTCTTCACTAGCCTCGCTACTCTGCTTTATGCAGGGGGCGGGACGAATGTTTTGGATAACTTTAACCCGGATCCAAGTAATGTCGGCGTACTTTATCGTCACAGAGTGACGACGAAGCGTCGGTGGTTCTCCGGAGCTTTTACTTACCATATACCAGTCGATTCTGATAGTCGGCTGGGAATGGCTAGTAATGCTCAGGAAGCCCAAAAACTATTTGGGCAGCCACTGACCCCAGAAACTGTCTGGGAGCTGACGCCTTGGAGTTGGGCCATCGATTGGGTAACTAATGCTGGGGATGTTGTTCACAACCTCAGTGCTGTTGCCCAAAATGGTCTGGTTATGCGGTACGGGTATATGATGGAACATAGTGTCCGTCAAGATACCTACTACCTAGTAGGGAAATCCGGTATTGTTGGATATCCCGACCTACAGGCTCCTCCATTGGTTCTTGTTACAGAAACCAAGAAGAGGATCCCGGCTAACCCCTT